ATTACCTCATCCACGTACACGAAGCGGCGACGCTGGAGAAGCTCGTAGCGTGCTTTCCTGAGCTTTCTAACGAAGAACGGTATTCGCTTTCCGCATACGTTCAAACTAATAACAAGTTCCCGTTCGGGCATATCGTACCAAGCGATACCACGATTCGGGATCAACAATACATGATCGACAATGGCTGGTTTCCTGAAGAAGATATCTAAGGTTCTCTTTTTAATCGTTTTGGCGGCGGTAGCTATCCCGGTCGGGATCGTGTTTACTGTCCTCGACTCTTTGTGGTTTACCGCTCAAAACCTCGTAAGAACGATTTGGGGGCTTATATACGGCTTTTTCCGTTCCGTGTCAAAGGTGGTATCCATTTGCTCGGGTTCGTTCCTTACAGCGGCTCTAACAAAGCGAGGCATTCCATTCGGTACTCATTCCGTCTCTGCGGTACTCGGAGCGAACCAACGAGAGAAGACGCTCTCAAAGGTTGGCGCGTGGCTCGTTGAACTCCTGGACAGCATCGAGCCGAACCACTGCAAGAAGGCAAGCGAAAAGGCGGGGATATGAAGAACCTCAACGAGGTAATAATTCGCTTCGCCGATGAGGTAGTAAAGTCGGCACGTCGCCACCTCGGAGGGCGCAGGATCGGCAAAAACAAGAATTACGGCGTAGCAACCGGAACACTTAAACGCTCCCTTTCTTACCGCGTCCGGGTACGAGGAAACGAAGTGCGAGAGGTGACCTTTGGCGCAAGGGGCAAGGCGAACAAATACGCCGCCTTTCTGCATTGGGGGGTCAACGGCACGGAGAAGAACCAAAAAAGTCCCTTTTTCAAGTTCCGCAAGCAACCCCCTTCTTCGGTCTTCATCCCGTGGATCCGTTCAAAGGGCATCCGCCTACGCGATGAGAAGGGACGCTTCAAGAAGCAGAGCGAAAGCAATATGAACTCCCTCGCCTTCTTAATCGCTCGCAGCGTCAAACGTAAGGGAATCGTTGGCCTTCGGTTCTATGAGAAAGCCTTCACCGCTGTCTCTGGTCGCTTCAATAAGCAAATCGGCGACGCAGTAGCGGAAGACCTCAAGGACAAGTTTAAGTTGAAACTCGGAAATATCACAGTTAAGTAATGGCATCATTTGACGACTCACCTGGAGAAAACTGGTTCCCAGCCGGGCAACATCTTATCTACACGATTGGAACGCAAGCGACCATTACGGACGACTTTCGATATATCGTGCAAGTGGAGGAGAACGGAACCGAGATAGCAAAGATTTACCTCAGCCCCAACACAAACGACAAAGGAATTTTTGACCTTTCGCAAGTAGTGACCGGGCGCGTAGAAGTTGATCATCTCAAATACCAAGCAACGACCCCGATTCACTCTTTCAACAATAAGATGTTTACAAGAGCGAACAACGGAGTCAAGCGGTACGAGGTGAAGGTAGGAGAATGGGACGGAAGCACGGAGAGCCTTGATGACGATAACCAGACGGTGTATCTGGTCGACGGATACGAGCAAATTTCTGAGGGCTTGCACCCGGGATTCGCGGACTTCTACGGCACACAATCGAACCGCAAAGTATGGTTGACGGATCGCGTACCTGCAAGCAACGTAATAAACGTAAAGGCAGCCATTGAAGACAACGGGGTTGCGGCGTTTCTAAATACCGACGACACCGGGTCACTCATCGAACGGCTACAGATTAAGATATACGACACCTCCGGCACGTTAGACGATACGCTCACTTACGACCTCAACACAACGAACGGAGCGCAACTACCAACCGCTACCGCTTCGAGCAACACAAACGGAACGCTCGTTTATGCCTATGTATATCCCGCCTCTTTAAGTGCCCTTACAACGGCTCTAAATGCCGTCACGGGGGGCTGGGGACACTACGACGTTATTCCCTCCACAGGGTTAAATGCTCAGACGGGAAATATCCTTCGAGTTACGAACGATTGCCGATACTCTAAAAACGAGGCGGTTCAATTAGCTTGGGCGAATACGCGCGGCGGGTGGGATTACCTCCGCTTTAATGGCAAGAAACAAAAGACAGTTACAAGGGAAGAGAAGACGTACCGAAAGATTGTAGGCGACTATGATGCAGCGACTTTCTCCTTTGCGCCTTCCGAGCGACAAATAAAGCCGTATCAACTCGAAGCTAAGGAACGTTACCAGCTCAACGGCATTTTGACTATCGAGGAACTCACGCTTCTTCAATACTGCATGAGGAGTAAAAACGTAATGGCACGAATCGACGGTACGTGGGTTCCGGTTACTATCTCTACCAACTCGATGCAGGTAGAAGAGGAAACCGTTTCAAAGGTCTTCGTTACTTCGTTCGAAGTTGAACTCGCACAAATCATCCGATGCTAAGACTTACGATTGACGGAAACGAAATAGAGCTGTACGAGAATGAACCCGTAAACCTCTCGTATCAGTTCAGCAACTTGCAAGAAATAAATGCGAGCAGTTCGAACTTTTCGCAGACCTTCCGCGTACCGCTCACCAAAAAAAACCAAGATTACTTTGGCCCGGTTAACGAGTTCGGACTCATTCCGGATTGGGATCCCAAGACGAAAGTAGACGCGGAGCTTTCGTATAACACGATTCCCGTCATGCGGGGCTTCGTCCAGGTGAAAGCGGTTTACGTACAGAAGGGGAAGTACGCAGACGTAGAACTCGTATTCTTCGGAGAAACGGCAAACCTCTCGCGAGATATTGGGGACGCTATGCTTACCGACTTAAACCTCTCCGCTTATGATCACGATTTGAACGCTACGAATCTTGCCGCAAGTTGGGCGGGTACTTTGTCAAGCGGGGTAATTCGTTACGGTCTTCCAGATAAAGGAAAGAACTGGACTTCCGCAAATATTTGGACAAGTAGCGACCCGCTCGAACACGGCGACTTCACGCCGTATTTCCGCATTTCTAAACTGTTCGAGACGATTCTAAGAGAGGCCGGATACACGTATGATTCGGATTTCTTCGATAACGAAGACGATTTGTATCTGATGCTATATAACGGGCTTTTTACTCCAGCGAGTAACGATGATACCGACTTTTCAGCAGATCAAATTCTAGTCGGTTTGAGCAGCAATTTAACGGGATTAACTGCGCATCCCAATTTTACGAGCATAACGGCGTGGAGCGAAAGCAGCCCGTTCTACGATCAGAATAACAGGTTCACAAGCGGCACAACGTACACCGTACCTTATCGCGCTTATTATAGATTTAGGGTAAACGTATACGGGCGACTTGACCACGATACGGGCGACTTCGTATCTATGCGCCTTTCGAGAAACGGGAGCGAACTTTGGACATTTATAGACAATTTCGAAAGCCCGGAATTTAACGACATTACCCACGCTCTACTTTCTCCGGAATTTGTTATGGAGGCGGGAGATACCGTGGAATTTCAATATGTTGTCGGCAACTCTTCGCACCCTTTAGCCCTTGATGGAGGCACGGAAGTTAGCAACCTAACTACGTGGTGGCAGGTCGCATATATTTCGACGATTGGTCTAGATATTAACGTAACTCAAAACCTCCCTGAGATAAAGCAAATCGACTTCGTGTCGGGATTGCAAAAGATGTTTAACCTTGTATTCATTCCCGACCGTAATAACGCTAAACACCTCTACATTGAGCCGTTCAATGATTACCTGGCAGCCGGAACCAAAAAGGATTGGACGAATAAAATAGACCTCTCGAAAGACATCACAATTGAGCCAACGACGGACTTACAATCGAGGAGGTACGATTGGACTCACTCGAACGGCAAAGACGTTTTGAACGAGGCGGTGTTTAAAAGCACCTCCCGCGTTTATGGCCGGTATCGTGTAGACGATCCGCAGAACGATTTTGCGTCAGGGACAAAGGAGATTAAAAGTCCGTTCGCACCGCACGTCGTTTCTAGAATCCCGCAGACGGGGTACCTGGTTCACCGTATGTTGTTAAATACAACCGAAACGGACAAGAGCCTAAAGAAACCCCTCCCGCGTTTGGCGTATTGGAACGGCCTTATAGACGGGGATTTGTTTTACCAGAACGACACGAACACTTCAGCCGTAAGTGCCACAGAGTATCCGGTGTTCTCTCAATATTCGGTATTAAATGCCAACGTATCGAACGACGATTTAAGTTACGGAGCAGAACGCCCGTTTCACATTATACAGGCCAGCCCGTTAAATACGCTTTATTACAAGTATTGGCGGCCATACGTAAATCAGCTATACAGCTCCGACGCTCGCAAGCTAACGGCATTCTTTAGGCTAACTAAAGCCGAACTCGCTACGTTCGAATTTTCGGATAAGATTTACCTCAAGGATACGTACTGGAGAATCCTCTCAATCTCTTACGACGCTACAAGTGAAGACATCGCAAAGGTGGAACTCCTCAAGGTATTATCGGACATCAGAGATTGCGCGTTAATACCTTACGACATCAACAAGGCAAACGGCAAAATTCGCTTTACAAATGCAGCGGGAACGGTCGTGGATCAGGTAAGCCCGGCGAATTCTATTTGCTGCACTAAGTACGGATATGTGTACGACTCGGATAACTCTGCTTGTTACCAACCATTTGAGCAATGAGGAATTTAGACAACCACCGTTATATAGGGGAAGCGATTCAATTGCTCCAGGCCAAAGGGGAACGGGTTCGAGTCCCGCTTTGGTTCAAGGTATTGGATTGGTTCTTAACTCTCGTTTACGTTTCCGCGCTTGGATTCGTCATCTATAAAATTGGCTCATGGCTACTCAGCAAGATTACGTTTTAAAGTTTAGCGCGGATACGGGCAACGTAAACAGCGCAATTCAAGACGTTCAAACGGGCGTAGAGGGAACGAGCGGAGCGGTATCGGGACTTACCAACCAGCTCGACAAGATGACGGGCGGAGCCGTTTCCGGTTTCCGCAATCTTACCGGAGGGATCAAGAACGGCGTTACGGGTTTGAAGTCGTTCAAAGTGGCTCTCGCGGCTACGGGCATCGGGCTTCTTCTTGTGGCAATTGGTACGCTTGTTTCTTACTTTACTTCGACCAAGCGAGGAGCGGAACAACTCAAGGTAGCAACGGCTGCCCTGGGTGCTGCGTTTGATGTTTTGCGCGATCGTGTTTCCAAGATTGGGGGTGCTTTAGTCAAGTTCTTTACCGGGGACTTCTCCGGAGCGTTGGAAGATGTGAAAGCCTCGTTTACTGGAATCACGGACGAGATAATCCGAGAGACGAAAGCGGCGTCCGATTTGGAGCGAGCTATGAACCGCCTCAAGGATGAAGAGCGGGAGTTCACCAAAGCGCGAGCGGCCACCAATTTGGAGATAAGTAAAGCGCGGCTTTTGGCGGAGGATGATACGTTGACCGTAGAGGAGCGGATTGATGCCTTACAACGCGCCGTAGAGCTTGAACAAAAGACCGTAGACGAACAACTCCGACTCGCAGAAGAGCGGGCGCGTATCGCACGTGAACAAGTCGCCCTTGGTGAGAGCCTCGAAGAAGACCTCAACCGGGTAGCCGAAGCGGAAGCGGCGGTACTTGATTTACAATCGGCTTCCCTCCGTACTCAAAAGCGACTGCAAACGGAACTCAATTCGTTACGTTCTGAAGGGATTGCAAAGGCGAAGGAAGCCGCACAAGCGGAAATCGACCTAATGAAGGCGACCGCCGAAGCAAACGAGAAGCGCATAGAGTCCGAACAGAAGACCTTGCAAGTAACGACGGAGACGCAAGAGAAGACGTTACAGATAAACAACAATAGCCTTGCCCAACAAGTACTCGGAACGGAGACAGCGGAAGAAGAGAAGCGCAGGTTACAAGGTGAGACATTTGAGGACTTTACAAACGGCGCGGAGTTAGTAGGTAGGCAGGCGTTAGAATTTGCTCAAATGACTTTGAGTTTCATCGGGGATTTGAATACCATTTTTACCCAAGATGAAGAGAAGAGAGCGAAGCGCAGTTTTGAAATCGGCAAAAAGCTCGCTATTGTCCAAACCATAATGAACACGGCAGAGGCGGTAGGATCTGCACTTGCAAAAGACGCAACCTTCCCGGGTTCTCGATTCATTGCAGCGGCAGCAGCCGGGGCAGCAGGAGCCGCGCAAATAGCGACGATACGCCGCCAGGAGTTTAGCGCGGGAGTTAGTGGGGCAGCGTCAAGCGTAAACCGACCGAACCTCACCGAGCCACCTTCACCCACTACCCCACAACTCGACCTCGGTTTTTTAGGGGCGGGAGCAGGGCAAACGGGCTTCCGTACCTACGTCGTTTCTTCGGAAGTATCGAACGCCCAACAAGCCAACCAACGCATTAACGACCAAGCCACCCTTGTAGGATGAATATTTTAGAACTCGTAATTGACGAAGAAGCGGAACTCTACGGAATCGACGCTATATCACTGGTAGAACAACCCGCTATCGAATCGGACTTCATAGCGATGAACGCGCAACTCTTGCAATTCAAGACGCAGGACGAAGAGAAGCGCATCGTAATGGGGGCGGCACTCATTCCCGATAAGCCTATTTACCGCAGAAACGGGGAAGAAGAGTATTACGTTTACTTCTCAAAGAAGACCGTCCGACGTGCGATGGAGCTTTACTTCAAGAACGGCAACCAAGCGAACGCCACCCTTGAACACGAACACAAGATAAACGGCTTGCACGTCGTAGAGAGTTGGATCGTAGAAGGCCAGCAAGATAAATCCCGTATGTACGGGCTTGAAGTTCCTGTTGGTACTTGGATGGTCTCAATGAAGGTGGAGAATGACGCTATCTGGGAGAAGTTCGTAAAGGAAGGCAGCGTTAAGGGCTTCTCTATCGAGGGGTACTTTGCCAATAAGTACGAGATGAGCCGCGCCACCGTAAAGGAGGACAAGCGATACAAGAAGGGAAAGCGCGTAGATATGGAGTCGTATACCGATTACCCCGACGCGGTCAAGAACAACGCCAAGAGGGGCATCGAATTGAACGAGAACCAAGGCAACAAATGCGCTACGCAGACGGGCAAGGTACGAGCGCAACAACTCGCCAACGGCGAACCCATCTCCGAAGAGACCATTAAGCGAATGTATTCGTACCTCTCACGGGCGGAAGAATACTACGATCCAAATTCCACAACCGAATGTGGAACTATTTCTTACCTCTTGTGGGGGGGCAAGGCCGGGCTACGTTGGGCGAAGTCCAAACTCACGGAGTTAGAGTTGCTTTGGGCGGTAGAGGTCGAGATGGCACTCGAGTACCTGGAGGAGCGATTGAGTAAGGAACAAGGTTCGTAAACCGTTATATAAAAAATTCCTCGAAGATGACACTAAAAGAACGCATCTCCGAAATTTTCGATAAGTACAGCGTCGAGCTGTCCGTTGAAGAGAATGCGGAGGTAAAATTTGCAGTTGCTACGCTGGACAGCGGGCAAGAAATCCAAACCGATGCGGAAGCCTTCGCGGTCGGTGTTGCTGTTTTCGTAGTAAATGACGAAGGCGAACAAATCCCTCTCCCCGATGGTGAGTACACTTTGCAAGACGGCTCTATGTTGGTCGTTGCTGAGGGTGCAGTTACCGAAGTGAAGGAGGCTGAAGCCGAAGCTGAAGTTGAAGCGGAAGAGGACAAAGAAGAAGAGATGTCCGAAGAGCCGAAAGAGGTCGAAGCATCTTCCGAGGTATTGACCCGCGAAGAGGTAGCCGGTATGATCGCCGAAGCTATCGAAGCAACGAAGGCGGAGTTCTCTTCACAAATCGAAGAGCGCGACGCAAAGATTACGGAGTTGAGTAAGCAGGCCACTAAGAGCCTCTCACGCGCTCCGAAGATGGAGGCACCCGCCCCCGTCGATTTGAAAAGTTTATCAATCCAGGAGCGCGTCGCCGCGATCCACAACCAATTCTCTAAATAATGGCTAACGCTACAGTTGCAGTCGGCACATATGCTGGCGAAGCGGCGCGTCCTTACGTGGCTGCTGCGGTTTTGTCTGCGGACACAATCGCGAATGGTTACGTTTCAACAATTGAAAACGTACACAGTAAAGCGGTTCTCCGCAAGTTCTCAGGTGCTGCGATCACCGCTGCCACTTGCGAATTCACCGGACAAGGTTCTCTCACTTTGGGAGAGGCTGTCTTGGAAGCTACCGCGCTCCAAGTAAACGAGCAAGTTTGCAACGCTGACCTCCGCGCAACGTGGGAAGGTATGCAGATGCGAGGACAATCTTCTAACGCTCCTGCGGACTTTACCGCTTTCGCTGCTCAATACGTAGCCGCAAAGGTTGCCGAAGGTATCGAGCATAACATCTGGGCTGGTAACTACCAACAAGATTTGGGAGAAGATGCTACATACACCGCTTTCGATGGTATCGTTCAGAAAATCGTTGCAGGTGCACCCGACCGTGAAACAGTTTCTGCTTCAGTTCTCGGTGCTGCTGACGATACCGGGGTTGAGAGTATCCTCGATGCATTGGCGATTTTGACTTCTGGCGCAGAGGGTGCCCCCGGTGCTATCGCGGGCGATCCTGCCACGAAAATCTTTATGAGCCGTGGCTCTGCTCAGTTGTACTATCAAGCACTTGCAGCTACTTACAACCAACCATTCTTAAATGATGGCACGGTTGCTCGCTACGCTGGTTACGACATCATCACTCCGGGCGGTATGCCTGACAACGTGTTGCTCTGCTCTAAGATTGACAACCTCTACTTCGGTACGGACTTGTTGACCGACCACATCCAAGCGTCCGTTTTGGATTTGGCTGGTGTAACTGGTGACGACGTTACGCGTATCGTTATGAAGTTCAGCGGTGGTACTCAGGTGGTTGACCTCGACGGCTTGTCCGTGTGGCGCACCGAAATCCCTGCCTAATTGAATCGGGGAGGGGCTTTAAATCCCTCCCCACAATTCCTCTAACTCATGGCTTGTAGTATTACAGTATCAGGGCGTTCCTTCCCCTGTAAAGACAAAATCGGAGGAATCAAGCGCGTTTGGATCAAGGCATTCGACGCGGACGATTGGGGTTCAATTACTTCGGGCGTAATTGCAGCGGATGCCGCTATTACGGTTTACGGTTTTGAATTGACGAAGAACAGCGGTTCATTCCAACAGACGGTTACGGCCTCCGTTGAGAACGGAACGGTTTTCTTCTCTCAAGTTTTGGAGTTGACTATGCCGAACTTGGGCGCAACGGATAACGAAGAGATTTACGAATTGTTGAAGAGTCGTCTTGCCGTTATCATCCAAGACAATAACGATAACTATATGTTGATGGGGCACACTACCGGATCGGAAGCTACGGGGGGCACCGTCGGCACGGGAACCGCGAAGGGCGACTTGAACGGTTACCAAATCCAATTGACAGCAGAGGAGGCTATTCCTGCTCCGTTCGTTTCTTCTTCGGACGCGAATATTACCTTCACGGCTGGTTCCTGATTTTCATTTGTTTGGTTCACAGGTTACAGGACGGGGGAGGGCATTAGTCCTCCCTTTTCTTTTTCGATATGATTACACTTCTACCAAATAGCTCAACGGAACAGTTCTTCTACCTCACTTTACAGGAGGCAAAGAAGGACTTCGACGCGTTTACGAATTACCTCGTAGAATTTCGTAGCTTGGCAAGCGAAGAAGAGTTTTATTTCATCGCTGACGTAGTGACGGACAACGCACGTTATACCAAGATTTCGATAAATACCGACGCCAACCAACCCACGGCGGGTCACATCTTGTTGACGGAAAGCGGGCAATACAGCTACAAGGTATGGGGGCAGAACTCGACTACGAACCTTGACCCAACAGATACAACCGTCGTTGCAATGATTGAACGCGGGACGCTTACGGTAACCGGAGAAACCGGGTACGACATTCCTTCTATAT